CGTCTGAGTGAGCGTTCCGTTGCTGCCGAGGTAAACCGTGCCCTTAGTCCATGACCACGATGCATCTGTCATAATGCCAGACGTTTTGATGGTCACGCCCGCGCCCGCGACGGCCGCGTTCGACGTGATGCCGATCACCTGCGCATTGGCAAGCGTATCGTTCGATGCATACACCGCTTCGCCGTTGGCGTCGGATGTCACCGCACGAAGGGCGGAAAGACTTACACCTGCTGTAAGTGAAACGTCGTCCGAGATTGGCACGAGGCCGCCGCCGCTTATCTGCAAGCGGATGTTAGGGCGCTCTATGCGGATGGTTCGGTTCATGGACGCGTCACCTGATCTATGATGACTGCATCGCCGCGGACTAGCTCTTCGCGGATGCCGGCGTTCGTTTCAACGATCGTAAACAGATAGTCACCGCCGGCCACAAACGCGAGCGTCTGAGCATCCGAGAGTGCCACGGAAAACTGCCCTGCTGCCGCGTTGGTGATTGTACATGTTGCCGTTGCGATGAGCGTATCGTCTGGCGTTCGGAACTGGCATGAGTACGAACGCCCGGCGATGTTCTCCGGAGTTGCACCGTCGTAGATGTCAATGACGTATGCCCACGCCGTCCCGCGGACGATCTCCGCGCGGCTCTGAGCGCCTACGTTTGAAAGAATGAACTCTGACATGGCTTGCTTTCCAAAATCTCACCACGGGGCCGTATCGGCCCCATAGTCAGCGTTTGTTATACGATGAGGTTAACGGCTGCGCCGCGTTCGGCTGCGGACGTTGGCGTTTCGTTGGCATTGCCAAGATTCGCCCACGCCACAAGAAACGTGCCGGCTGTGCCGTCGCCGGCCGTCGCCACAAGGTCTAGGTAGCGCTTGCGCCCCGCCATGTCTACAAAGAACTTGTAAATCTTGTTATCGTCCGTCGCACTTGGAAGCGCCGTAGCACTACCCGTGTCCGGGTCAATCGCAGTTCCGAACACCGTGCCCGGAACATCCGTTGGGCTTGACAGTGTAGTTGCGTTCGTGGCAACGTCGGACTCTTGCAGTCGAAGGTTAGTCATAGCGATGTCGGTATCACCGAGCAACACGCATATTTCAACCTTGTTGAATCCGAACGTGTCTACGACGTTCGTTGTGAACGAGCCGTTATCCACGCGCGCGGCCGGCGTGACGATTGCGACGGTTCTGTTCTGTTGAAGCAGGTTCATTCTAAATCTCCTTAGTTCTTGGTGACGATTGCAGCCAGTCCGCCACGCTTCCGGTTTGCGGCCGTCGAAGAAGCGTTGCCGATGTTCCACCAATTGAATCCGTAGCGCGCCGTAGACTTCCAATAGAGCGTGTCGTTGAGATACCCCGCCTCGGTTGACGGCGTGATAGAAAGCCCCATACGATCGTACATGATGCCGGACACGTCGGCCGAACCAACGAACGCGAGAAATTGGTTGTTCTCAGCGGTCAGCAGCGGCGTGTATAGTTCATCAACGAACACGACTTCCATTCCGTTGAGGAACTGACGTTGCACACCGTCGATGATCTGCGTCGTCGTGTTGCCAGAGGCGGCGTTCATCAGCGGCACGATTTGACCAAACCAGATTTGCGACGGAACGTAGAACCGATTGATCAGCCCCGGCCACGTCGCTACCTTGGCTTGCGCCTTGTAGATGTCTGCAAGCGTCAGCGATGCGACTGTCGAACCCGTAGCAAGCGCAATGCTAGCAGCGCGAAGCTTGTCGGCGTCCGTTGCCCACGTCCCGCCCGTGCCGGTTACCAGCGCCTTGAAAGCCTCGGTAACTCCGACGATGCCGTTGTACGTTGACGTGCCGTCACCGAGGAAAGCGGCGCGGTCTTCAAAGACGGCGTGCTCGTAACCGTGGTCGCGAGCAACTTCTTCGCCGAGGTTGGCGAACGCGTCCTCGTTGATTTCCATCGTGGCCTGTGTCACAGCGCCGAACTTCTTGGCCGTGACCATGATCTGATCAAACTTCACATCGGAAGTCGTGTAGGTCTGCCCTTCGCCCAATGCACGAACCGACGTGCCGCCGACGTTGCGAGCAAAACGGCGTGTCTCGGTTGAACCGGTCACTACCTCCATGATGTTGCGAGCGACGCCGCGCTCTTCGCGGTAGTAACGAATCGCCGTGTCGAGTTCGTCGGTGACGATCAGACCGCCGAGGGCGTCGTTGCCTTCGCTCTGCAACTTCACGCGGAAGTCTACGCCTTGCTCCTTGCAGAAGCGTTGCGCTTGCTCGTTGCCGAGGTAGGCGGCGATCTGAGCACCGGCCTTGTAAGCGGCCTTTTCAGCGTCGGCGCCATAGGACTTAAAGCCCTTGCCGCGGTAAGGACGCGTCTTGACGCGAACGTCTGACGTGGTGACCGTCGAACCGGCCGGGGCCGTGAAAGCAGGGCGCAAACCTTCGAGGGCTGACGCGTTCGACTTTTGCAGGTTGATGAGGTTGCGCTTTGCCTGCATGGCGGTTTCGATCTGTCCGATCTTCGCCATCGCCTTAGCTGCGCCTTCCGATGCGGCTGCAATCTCCTCTGTGGTTGCCGTTGCGCTTGTCGCTTCGGCGATCATTGCGGCCAGCTGCTCGCGAATGGTTGCGAGTTCTGCGGCCATTGCTTCCGGCGTTTCGTACGTGCCTGCAAGCACGGCGTCCAGCGACGAAAGCAACTCATCCCATGATTTAGTTTTCATGGCGTGTTCCTTGATTCAGTAGTTGTAAATGAAGAAGCAGAGCGCGCCGCTCTTTCGATGTATCGGGCGACGGGTCTGTCTCCTTGTGTAGAGCGTAAAGCGATTTCGCGGCATCGGTCAGTTGATCGGCAAGTGACGCGATCATGCCGCGGATTCGGGAGTTGAGGACGCGGCCGGCTTTGAGTTTCATGTCTGCGAACGCGTGTGCATGTTCTTCGGCGTTGTCAACTAACGCGGACAACGTGGCTAGCTTGTCTTCGATCCCCATTTCCTTTACGCTCTGTGTTTGTGTCTTTGGGTTTGCTCCGAGTGTCACAAGAGACCACTCGTAAAGTTTTAGTTTGTTTAGTTCTTTCGTGCCGTCCGGCAGCGGCGTCGTGAGTACCTCATCATAGCCGAACGAATACTGATTGACACTACCGAATTTTACATGTTCGTAAGCTTCGCGCCCGGCTTGCACGTTGAGATTCAGAAGCCCCTTTGCTAGCAGCCCACCATTGGCCTTAATCTCATCAGGCAAACGCGGATCGCCGGCCGGCACTTCTTCCATCGACGTCGTTATGCCGATAGGCGTGTCCATCTTGTGTTGCCAGATAAGCGCCGGCGTCAACTCGGAAAGGGTCGCAGCAAATGCGCCGTATTTCACGCGATCGCCGTATGAATCCACGTTGTCGTAGACGCTGACCCATGCTTCTATCTCGCCCTCGGTTCCGGTCGCTTTCCAGCGCGCGGGGAATGATTTGTATCTCATCGCTTTGGTGCCTTATCGTATCGTGTCGGCCGGATGACGCACCGGCAGTTAATCGTTTCGCCCGGATCGGTCCCGATGCCGGGGCCTTTGGTTATGCCCGGTTGGTGAATCTCCCATGACTGCCCCGTTTCGATCCATAGCCCGTCTAACTCTTCGTGTGATTCGCGCACCGCATCGTCACGCTCGGAAAGCCAGACGTTGACAAAGCGCTTGTTTGGGTCCGCTTGCCTGCGGTTCAAACCGGAGACGGTTTCGTTCTGCACAACGGTAGCCTGCGCCCGGCACGTTGTCCGTGCGATCGTTGCGGCACGTGACGGACCGATAGCGTCGAACCGTCCCGTCAATGCTTCGCGCATGGCGTCCACGTTCCCCGCGTTGGCTTCTGCGATACGGGCGACGTCGTTTTTCAGAGACTCACACGACGTCTTAATCATGGCCTCGGTTTCGCGAGTCTGAAGGTCGGTGATCTGATCTATGTCTGATTGTACCGTGGCCAAATCCACGCCGTCCATGTTCGCGATCGTCAGCTCGATGATTTGCCGCGCCAGCTTTTCGCGCGTCTTTGCGTTCGCCTTCATGAACTGCCGAACAAGCGACTCGATTGTCACGCCGTCCTGCGGGGCTTTCACTTTGGAAAGCGCGCCTTTGCGGGCGGCCTCGATCATGTCGAGCGCCTGCCGTGCCGTTTCTTTCGCGGCGCTCTCGATTATACGTTCCTGCGCTTGCCAGTATTTCACGGCTTCCGGCTCTACCCACTTGATGCGCCCGCCCTCTGTCGACTCTATCGGGTCGATAGCTTCGCCCGCCTTGCCCGTTTCCGGGGCCGTGGTTGCGTTTGAATTCGTCGCGGCGGACATAATGCCGCCCGGCAACATCGGAGCCGCCCTATCGATTGAGTACACGTCCCCGTCTTCGACAAGATCGTAGCCGAGTTTGGCGCGTGTCTCGTTTTGGGTGATGAGGTTTGCGTTGTACTGCGCAATGACGGGGTAAATAACGCGGTCCACGTCTGGTTGCAGGGCCTGTACTTGCGTTAGGTCGAAACCCAGTTGAAGCCCCGGGTACTCCGGAGCGAGTCCAGATTCCAACTGCTCCTCGATCGCGTTCCACAACGGCACCCGCGTTAGGGTCGTGAACTCGGCATAGGCGCTTTGCAGGTTGTTGTAGGTCGACACTGCAAGGCCA